CTCAAATAATTGAGCCCCGGGTGTCCATTGATATTGTCGAATTTTAATTGGTCGTGATAGAAACTCTCCTAATCCTGCATCATTAAATCCACTCAATGTGGATGTCTCATCTGGGGTTGCTGCGACATCATACGTCCATGGTGTATCTCCATCGACAAAATGCACATTCTCCGACGTTGTATTTTCAGAAGACTTACTAACCGAAAAGCTGGGGCCATCATTAGCTGATGGCTGGCTATTATTATTATTATTAGTAGTAAGCAAATTTGTTAAATACTACCGATGTGGTGCTTAACACGAACGGTAGCAATGATGTTTTGATGGGTGACGAATCCTCCAGTAAATACCGGTATGCCACGAGGGGCATGTCTACATGTACAAAGCTGTTCATGTATTATGTAAACATATAAATTCTAATAACATGCAGTAAACCATATATACACACCTATTTTAAACTCTAGTAATACAATCCCGAATAGGTTCGGAACGGTTGCGTTTATTGCCATCCCAAGGCTATACAAAATACATATAAAATATAAAATTAACATTCAAAATGTTTGGCTTTAAACTGAGCCAAACGCGCATCATAATCATCATATAAAGAATTCATAACAACGCCTGTTTCCTCGTCCACATCCATGCACAAGTTCTGTAACTTGGCTCTCTCAGCAATTTCTATCATTTGCTTATGACGTAAAGTGAACACATCTCTTCCATGATGGAACCATTCTCTCAAGGCCGTCTCAATATTTCCTGCTGCATGTATTTTGACACCTATGTTCGATTTTAGAACAGTATGTAGACTCTTAAAAATAGAATCCTCATCCAAAGCTCCATGAATCAAACCAGTTTCAGGGTTGAATACATTCTTCCTTTTCAAGAAGTCAGCATCACTATCCTTCATATACTTAGTAGGGGTTGACTCTTTATCGGGCATGGTGAAAATGATATCATTCTCCTTCATATATTCCGCGAACGAAATATGATTAAACCAATCGAATCCTTTCTTCACAGAACCCTTAGCGTCATCTCCATAAGTAGCCAAAGCACACACACTCCTAAATCTTGGCAATGTCTTAAGAGTGTAACCATTTTTCAAACCATTATGAGCAAACCCACAACGGAAATTCAAATTGTTATCACCGCAATTTCCATATACAGTCATATTGTTGCCAGAAGGGTGAGAACCATTGTGAATAATCAATTCTCCATTATAAGCCACAACAGAATAGGCGATTTCAGTAGCAATACCTCTCATAATGAGCAAATCATCCTCAGAATAAGTACCACATGCTGCACACACATTAATAAACACACAATAAGTTGCCATTAACATTTGAGCGGGCATTCTAAGATCAAACTTACCATAGTCTCCAGCTAAAATACGATCTTCTCCAAACTTCTTCATGTACTTGGCATACTCATCCCACTCAGGACCATGAGCATTAATACCTACAGCACATCCAGATTGTATTGGAAATAAAGACATCAATCTTGCTAAAGGTAAGAAATACTTTCTAACTAGTAGTTGAAAAGCCCAATCAGCAGCTTGAAACACCCTAACCTTATCTTTAGACAGTGATGTTGGTTCATCTTTCACACACGCTTTAAAAATTGCATACGCGCGCTCTCCACGGCGAAACTTATCACACATCTCTTCGGCTCGGTCTAAAACTTCTTGCCTAATAGCTACTGGACATTGAAATTCCTCAAAGGCATCTGGGTCCAAACGTTCAATCCATTCCTCCTTAGACCCACTCAAAGGAAAGCCTTTAGAAGTATTCTTTGGCATTGCATCTAAGAAACGTGCTCCATCTCTACCAGTCATAATCTCCATATCATTCAAAGGTTTGAATTCCTTCTTAATCCACTCAGCATGAAGAGGCTGTGATAACATTTCGACCAAATCAGTCTCATAATCATTCATAGCCCATTCTAATAATTCGGGATCCAAACCAGCAGAAGTATTTGCTGAATACTGCATAGACGCTTGCCATTGTCGTTTAGAATTAAACTTTGGTGCTCCCCATTTGCATGGGACACCACACACTTCTTCAACAAGATCAGAAATTATCGTCTTTTGTACGGACGACTTAGTGTGCGAGCTTCTTCCAGGACAATTACCAATTGCTGTAATCTTCGAATACTTAGGCAGATAGTTCAAAGGTGAATTTGGGTGAATAGGTGTGGATTGATCAACAATCTTGACACCATACAACTCAGTTGGGAAATCACCATTGGACATAGCATTTAAACACGTTTTAGGCATTCCTTCACTCAGTTCCTTAATCATATCTTGAGTAATACTCAAAGATAGGCCAATAGGTGTACCAGGTGCTCCTTTCAAATGTACTCCTGCAATGCAAGGGACATCAAATTCTCCTACCATAACACCCATGCACAAGCCATTAAACGTGTTATACGGTAAAGCATATGTATAGCCATTTCCTCCAGAATGATTCATGGATTTTCTGAAAGCGATAGGGTCATCCTTCATAATTCCATCACTGTCTCTATAAAGAAACGAACCAGCTCCACGCAAATGTGAATTGCTAGTAGGGAAATATTTTACGAGACTTGCATGCGGATTCAAGAATGTTGCTTCACACAGAGCCAAATCAGTACCATTAATGATAGAAGCTTTATTTAATGCAATGTGCCCTCTCCA